TTACTTTAGACATCGCACATCCACTGCAACTTCCAGATAATAAGAGTCTCACAACCCCTCTATGAAAACTAATAAATTTAATTTCACCTTTATGAGCTGCAACAGAAGGCGCAACTTTATCTTTTAAAACCGTTTCTATTTCCTTTACAATATCTTGATGTGTTCTCATTTTTTTTTACTTGCAAACCATCGGTCCACATATTTCTTTCCAATATATACTACAGCAAGAGCGGCAATGATGATAGCTATATCTATACCCCAGCCCATACCGGTGTTAATTTTGAATCCATCACTTGATACACCCACACCTTCATGGACTTCATGTTGCTCTACTGTTACAGCTCCACTATCAGGATCTATGGTGATTGTTTTTTCCATTTATGAAGAGAGGTGAGTAATTAAAGTATAGATTAGAAAACCCATTGCAGTAATTAGTGCTCCGGTACAGCTTATTAATATTTTCTCAAGTCTTTTTACTCGTTCTTCTATTTTATGAATTTTTTTATGTGTTTCTCGCTGCATAATTCTACATAATTTTTCGTGCGAGTTTATTCGTTGTAAAGTGCTTTGTTTTGACATTTGTTTACTCATTTATCATTGACAGCTTTCACATTCTCCCGTGTCATCAATTATCAGTCCGCCCTCATTTTCCAAAACATCTTCTGCTCTAGTGTTACACTCACAATTTTTACATTCGTCATTCTCTGCGTTTGTGCAGTGACACATTTTATTACATTTTTTACACCATCGTAGTTTCATTTTTTTTCCTCAATTCCATAGAAGTACTTGTCAGTATCTTCTGCTTTCCATTTACGGTCATCTTCAACATTCCAATCTGAAGTCTGGACTTTCCAATCTGGAACCTCATCCCTAACAGTAAAAGATGGAATACTCCATATAATTCTATTATTAGGTTGAGCCGCATAATTGCCGTTATCTAACGCCATTACGTGTGCGCACTTATGTTCGTGCGGAATCTCAGAATGATCGGTATCAACAATATTGCTCTCTGGATGTGCCCAGTCAACAGTAAAGAGATAAGCACCTGGATGCCATTTTTTATCTTTACCAATGTATTTTCCTGATTGTCCATCTAGGATATCAAAAGAAGTAACAGCAGGATAGTAACTGAAGCAATTCCATAACTCCAGCTCATCCAGTCGCATCCTAGGAACTTCTTTCGCGTCATAAGCTCTTTGAATGAAAGCGGATATAGGTAGCCGATAGAATACAGCACCGTTTTCCATAATTGCATGAAAGAGTATAGGGCGCCCTGTAATCGATGCCAGGCCAAATATAATGCAGTCTTCCACTTCTCCATGATGTTCTTTAAGATCGTAGAGATATTCTCTCCTGATCTGTGAATACATCACAGGAATGTTTGCATTTAAATAAGCCATTTATCATAAATTATTTTACTAAAGCGACTATTGCAATAACAGCGATGACTATAGCAATAGATATTTTCTTATTAGCTTTAGCCCATGTTATTACTTTTTTTATATGGTCCATAGTTTTCTCCTATTTTCATTTTATTGTACCCCAATTAGGGCCGGATTCATAGTCTACTTTATTAGGAACTTCAAGTGAAACAGCATCTTCCATAACATTTTTTATGTGTTCTGCTTGTTTTTTATCTTTGATAGATATGTCTAATTCATCATGTACTTGTATGTGTGGTATAATTTTTTCTTTATATAACTCTATCATTGCTTTTTTTGTCATATCAGCAGCTGATCCTTGAATTAATTTATTTAATGCTTTGTAAGTATATGCACGTTTGATCCCTGGTCCGTGTTCCATGAGCGCTGTATCGTGGGGCAATGCTTTATGAATCCCGAATTGATTTGGTTCCCACAGTGGAAACCTACATAATCTTCCAAGTAAAGTTCTAATTTTACCTGACTCTTGAGCACGTTGCATCACATTGTCCATGAGTTGTTTTACAAATGGAACTTTGTGATGATACTGTTTAAATAATTCTTCAGCTTTCTCTTTACTAACTCCTAATTCAGCTTGAAGTTTAGTCTTACCCATACCGTAGAACAGGCCAAGGTTTATAGTCTTGGCCTGTAGTCTTGGTATCTCTGCCATGTCGGCGACGATAGTATGGAAATCGGCATCTCCTTTCTGGTAAGCTTCCAATACTTCGTCCACTCCATAGAGATTCTGTAAAACTGCATAATGCACTACCAGCCTAGGCTCTTGCTGAGAATAGTCAAAACAACCCCATCTATGGCCTTCCTCGGGTATAAATAATGACCTGATCCGTGGTCCAAGTTCCTTGTTGCGTGCTGGTATCTGTTGTAAATTTGGATTCTGGTAAGAAAATCTTCCGGTTACTGTTCCTCCACTATCTCCTCTAAGTTGGTTAATTTCAGCATGGATTCTGCCCTTGTGGGAATGTTTGAGTATGGTATCAATGAATGTGGTATGGGCCTTGTTTATTTCACGAGCCCGGGCTATATGTTTCACTAGTGGGTGGGGGTGATTCTGAAGAAAGTTTTTTGTAAATGATGGAGAATTTGTTTTTTCAGTGCGGTCGAAAGGTAGGTGAAGTTTTTCAAAAACTTGCGCGATGGAACGTGCAGCCCATATTTGAACATCTACTCGTGTTTCTTTTTTTACTTTTAGTAGGCATTCTTTTTCTTCTTCAACTAATTCTTTTTTTAATTGTTGAGCGGACTCGGTATCTACACGGACTCCTAAAAAACGCATGTCGACCAGACAAGGGAAAAGATCAGTCTCTAACTTAAAAATTGCTTCCAGGTCTTGATGAGTAATTTCTTTTTTTAATTCTTGCCAAAGTTCAAAAGTTAATTCGGCATCCTTTTCTGCATATGCGCCAACATAAATGGCAGGTAGTTTATACATTTCTGCTTTAGGGTCAACACCCCAACTTTTAGCAGCTTCATATAATTCTGTTTCATTTTTTCCTTTTCCAGTGTATCTTTTACCGCAGTTGTTTAGGTCATAACGCATTTGATTTTCATCAACCAAAGCCGATGCAATCATTGTGTCGACTATTTTACCGTTAACACTTAAACCTAGGGCCCTAATCCAACAAACGTCATATATGGCGTTGTGAAATATCTTTGTGGCTGGTGTATTTAATACTCCTTGAAACCATTTAAGAACCATCTTACGATCCATATTACCGCCGCCTTCGTGAGCAATTGGGTAATAGCCAGACCAATTTTTAACAGCAACAGATATACCAACTACATCTCCATTTTTAACTATAGAGCCGGACCCCATGCGAGTATTTAAATTAGGATCTTTAGTTTCTAGATCTATTGCAATTTCATCATATTTTGACAGGTCAGGAAATTCTTCAGGAGGAAGCCATTCAGTTTGAGGTTTGAAAAGTGGTTGTTGTATCATTTGTTTCTTTCCCATTTGTCATAGCCTTTTTGCCATTCTTTTGTTTGTCGTTTTGCTTTTTTTTCAGGATAATCTCTATCAATGGCCATCTGACAATAGTGAATTGCTTTTTCCAAATCTTTCTTTTGTTCTTTCTGCTTGTGCCTACATAAATATTTTATAGCATTGCCTTCAGCAAATGGAATATTATTTTTATTTATAAATTCTGACGGTTGAATAGTCATAGATTGATAGTGGTCACCGCCGATCTGTTTTTCGTATACATCACTCATATTTTATATCCTTTGTAATCATCCTTTGGTGAGATAATATGCAGATGTTCCTTGGTCCTTGTTGCACCAACGTAGAACAATCTATTTTCATCATCGGCATTTCTTTCATAAGCTTTCATTGTGTTCTCACTTAAATCAGTGAGCAATACAACGTTTTCTGATTCGCCACCTTTAGCTCCGTGTATAGTTGATAATTGAATTCTTGGTGATTCATTAAGTTTTTCTTCATTATTTCTCATTTTTGTTAAGTAGCTAACATCTCTTCCAGGTGCATTATCAAAAGCTTCAAACCAAATAGCATCTGTCTTAAGACCAAAATCTTTTTTCAAATCTTCTAATCTAAACATACCGCTTTTAGTCATACCTTTAACTTTATTACGATCAAAACTATTATCAGTCATATATGTAAATATTTTCATACATTGATCATGAGATAACATCGTGCCTTTGCGTGCATTTTCCCAATCAGTTGCTGCAATATGTAAATTTTGTTCTTTAGTTTTTCTAAATTTGTTTTGATAGTAATAACCTTTACGATACAAAGTATCCTCTAATTCATTTAACATGTACTTAGTTCTAGCTAAAACTAACCATTCTCCAGATGTCATATCTATTTGTTCAAATTCATCATAACGACTCAGAGACCCTTCATGTATTTTTGGTTTCCAATTCTTGTCAATTCTTTTTCTAATCTTATTTACAATACCCATAGCCAGATCGTGAACTTTTGCAGGTATTCTAAACGATTGAGTTAGTGGTAGCATTTGACCTTCCTGTGCAATAAATGAATCTACATCTGCACCGGCCCATCTAAATATTGCTTGATCATCATCACCTGCAATGAAAGAATCATTTGTTTTATTCCAAATAGATCTTGCCATATCCCACTGCATTAAAGATAAATCTTGTGCCTCATCAATAAATACAACATCAAATTTTGGAGATTTATCTGATTTTATAAAATTTAAAATCATGTCGTTGAAATCTATAAGATTATATTCTTTTTTATATCTTTCTATTTCATTTGAAATAATTCGTACCTTATTTCTTTCTA